CTTGCATCTGTTTCATCTTTTCTTCACTCTCTCTGCTCATCCTATCGCCTTCTTCTCGAGCATCTGTAACCCAAGGATGATTTGCTCTGATAGTCTCATCGCTAATAATACCAACGCTGTTCTTGGCATCCAGGATAACCTCTGACTCATTTACAATTCCGTCAGTATTGAAGATGATATCAAATTTAGTTTCGAGGAAATCACCAAATCCCTTATTTAGTAAATCAACCTTGATAAACCAAATCAATTCTTCCAAGGATGCGGCAAATTCACTGGCCATATCATCTGTGTCACTATCAAGGTCTGCGTATCTAAATTTAAGTGCTACTCCTGAGGCGTTACCAAGACTGACCTCTTGAGTATCTACCCCACTACCTGCCTCGTAAATATCTTTCCTCAATCTATTAAGATGGCTATCGAGAGCGGCAACATCAAGTGGGGTAGTCAATGCTTTTACATCGCCATCGCCGGACACAAAAGCAGTTCTAAATATATTCAGATTCTGCGTAAACTCGGTCTTATCGGTACCATCATAATTCTTGACCACTTTGATTGAGTCTGGAATATCTTGTAGATTGTTTGATGTGTCTGATGTATTGAGGTCGTAGTCATCAATAAGTGATTTGATTAATTTGAGTAGGCTCATTTCATCGGCATTATACTTAAATGCTATAAATGGTACCTTATCCCAAGTCATTTGAACATTGGTCATAATAGGATTGTTATCTTCATCGACCATTACATTACCATCTTCATCTACCATCTCCTGAGGGATGGTAAAATGACCTTTAACTCCTTCTCCTTTGTCTGGGTCTGGTTTTAATCCTCGGTCAGTCTTTTCATAATACCATACGCCCTCAGTAGTATGATACTCCACCTTGATGAGTTCCTTCTTGACGCCATCTGGTAGATACTGTATAATAGTATAGACTCTCAATACTGCATCAAGGATTGTATGGTCTGCGTCTGCCCAAAATGGAATAATCTCCTCGGTTGGGATTCTCTTGAACTTTAAGTTACCAAGTCGGTCGTAGTAAACCTGTACCCATGCTAAACCATTGACCACTGCATCTCGGCCAATATTCTTAATCATCTTTAAGAATTTCTTATCAAGATACTCACCAAGCAATTCACTAAATTTATCATCATCACATTGAATACTGAACTCTTTACTCAATAAATAATTAACCTTTTGGTTAGTCAATTTTCTCATAAAGGGATGCTTCAGCTTACTATTGGCGAGATTGGTCGCCTCCTGTTTGACCCCTTTTCTATCAATGTAATATCTTTTACGGTCTTTGATATCATTATCATTTCCGTAATAGTTTTGAGCGGTCAGCATGAACTTTCTGGTATCGCTTTCCTGCCACTCATTCAGATTGCTAAATAAGAAATCCTCTTGTGGTTTCCCACTGTTTGCTAATCTGCTTATCTTACTTTTGAGACCAAGCATCGCGTTTGTTTGGAAATCTGGAAAAATCATTATATTACCTCCTTTTAGTTATAATTTATTATATCTCATTGCTTTTGACTTATCTATCAGAAAAACGCCTTCGTATACTCGCGTCTACCCCACTTTGTTTTCCTTTTGGTATCATATGCCGAGGTGTTGTTTCGCCTACCAACTGAAATTACTTCTTCCTAGTTCAAATGTAGCATATCTCAAAGCATCCATTAAATGGTTATACTCATCCATCGGCTCATTGCTCGGTTTACCGGTATCTCTATCTGATCGCCATACATAGTTACTCAATTCTACAATTGTATTAGTGCATCTAGGATGAACATATATTTTATAATCCTGTAACTTTTGGATACCTGAGTTAACTGATCCTTTTGGTTTCTTTGCTCCATAGATACGATGTAATCCCATATCTTTTAGGGTATCAATATCTTTCGGGGCTGATGAGTCTGCCGCTATCCTCTGGTTATCATATCCTTTATACTTTATAGCATCCCTGATATTCTCATTCTTCATATAGGTCTTGTATATCTCATCAAAGATGAATAATTCCTTATTCTTTTCATCCGCCATGACTGCTATAAATGCAGTAGGGTCATTGGTATAACCAAAGTCCATTCCAAATAACTGTTTATACTTTGGTCGGTCATAAGTATCAAGTGCCCTCTTCATTGCCTCAATATCAAATTCAAGTTCCTGCCAATTCTCAAATATCAGACCTTCTGCAATACCCCAATTACCTTCACCCTCTATACTATATCGTCTGGGATTATTCTTTTTCATCTGCTCAAATATCTTTAAGTCATCCTCACCTAGAAACTCGTTACAATCGAAATTCTTGGTTATTGCTAATATATCTTCTTCCTCATTAGTTCCGTCAGAACCTACCTTATCAAAGAATCGTCTCTTCAACCATATCTTATCTGACCAAGGGTTAAAGGTTAAGGTATGC